GGGCCGAGCTCCAGGGCGATGCGTACGGTGATCTGCCCGTTGGCGAGGGTCACGCGTCCACCAGCGGACGGCCACCCATGCGGGTCTGGCGGTTGATCTCGGCGATGACATCACGAGCCGTGGCCTTGCCGTCGCGGGCTTCGGTGACGTTGATGTTGTAGACGTTCCCGCTGCCACCTGATCGGCCGCCGTTGACCGACGTACCCGAGAGGATCTGCTTGGTCTGGTGGGCGGGCACGATCGCACCGCTCACCCCCGGCCGGAACAGTTCGAGGCCGCGCTCGTTGATCGGGTACAGCTGGCCGGCGACGACACCGCCACCCGAGGCCTTGCCCTTGTGCGCCGCTCGGGACTGCTGGATCGCAGCACCCGCCGTACCTGACAGGACCGAGCCGATCAGCGGATCCACCACGGTGCCCAGCAACTTGATCTGGTTGAGGGCGTCCTCGGTCATCGCGTTGAAGTAGATGTCCTTCCAACCGGGTACGTCTTCGATTGACTTGCGGACCGCTGCGGCCTTCAGTTCGGCTTCGCTGCTGTTGGACCGGAACTGGGTGTAGATGTCGGTCGGGGTCAACCCCATCTCATCGATCAGCGCCGTCGCCTGGTCCTTGGTCAGCCCCGCCTGGACCAGCGTGTCGTAGAGGCTGGTCGAGTAGTTGACCATCGACTCGATCGCCGCACCCGTGCCCGACGTGTCGCGCAGTGTCATCGCGTACTCGAGTTGGGCGTCCTTCGCTGCGATGATTGCCTCGCGGTTCTGCCGGCCCTTCTCCACAGAGATGTCCAACACCGTGCCGTTGTCCTTGAACGACTGCGTCACATCGTCGAGCGCCCGCTCGGCATCGATCTGCGTAGAGACCTGGCCCGTGATCTCGTCGTAGTAGTCACGGATCGCAGACGTGGCCGCCGCCGCCTGGTCCGCGATGGCCTTGAGCCCCCGTGCGTTGCGCTCGTGGGAGACCGCGGCTTCCTTCGTGCGCTCCCCCGCCTCCTTCGCCTTGTCGGCAACATCTTGCGTGGCGGTGGCCGCTTCGACCGCTGCACCCGCGTAGCCGCCGTTCGCCCGATCGGCCCGCTCCATCTCGGTCCAGTAGGCGGGCAGTTGGGTCGCGACCTGCTCGGCCGAGACGCCCTGCTCCATCATCGACGAAGCGACCTTGGCGTAGGCCTTCTGCGCCTGGTCGGCGTTGCCCGACGTGACCGCCTGGGCAAGGGCGGCGTCCAGGTCCTTGATCGTGTCAAGGGACTGCTTCATGCCCGTGCCGCCGAAGTCCGTCGTGACGTGCGAGGCGAGGTAGCCGAGGGAGTCCCCGTAGTCCTTCGGTGCGTCGGACGCCTGGCCGAAGGTGGCGGCCAGGTCCTCCACGCTGAGGCCCATCGTGTCGGTGATGTCGGTGACGCCCGCTGCGCCCTTGCCGAGCTGCACGAGGTCGGTGCTCAGCCCGTCGACATCGATGCCCGTCTCCGCGGCTCGGTTCAGCAGTTCGAGCGTGACCGTGAACGCACCGACGCCAGCAGCAGCCACGCCGAGGCCGGCCCCGAACTTCGACAGGTTGCCCGCCTCGTTCATCTTGCCGGCCCAGTTCTTGGCCGCGACCGCGCCGTCCTTCATGTTCCCGGCCATCTCAATGACCTTTGGCCCCGCGTAGGCGGCGGCGACGGTGATGCCGGAGATCCCGACGATCGCCTGCTGTGCACCTTCCGGCAGGGCGGCCAGACCTTCAGCACCAGAGGTAGCGGCACCCGCGAGCAGTTCCAGTCCGGGGGCGAGGATGCCGCCTGCGGCTTCGCCCAGGTTCTCCATGGCGACCTGAGCCTTGCCTGATGCCGTGGCGTTGGCCTCGAGGCTGCCGCCGTACTCCTTGGAGAACTCGGCGAGGATGATCTTCTGGGCGCCCATGGTGTCGCCGCTGGCGACCATGGCACCGATCTGGTCCTTCTGCTGCTGCGTGAACGACACGCCCGCCTTGGTCAGCGCCGACATGCCCTTGATCGGGTCGTTGAGAGCCTTGCCCAGCATCTTGTTGGCGTTGACCACATCGGTACCGGTGGCCGCGGCGTAGTCGTTCGCGGCTCGGGTGGCCTGGTCGAAGATGTCGTTGCCCTTGCCCGCCTCGTTCCGGATGTTCGTGAACGTGAGGAGCATGTTCTCGCCGGACTGGACCAGCTCGTCATCGACCCCGCCGAGCTTCGAGATCTCCCCAGCCAGGTCGCCGATGTGGTCGGCGGTGACGTTCGCCTCGTTGCCCGTCGACTTGATGACGGCGGCGGTCTGACGTGAGATCTTCTCGGATTCCTCGAACGCCTTGAACGAGCCGAGCGCAGCCGCACCGACACCGAGGCCGATGAGCCCCGACTTGATGCCGCCGAGCGCCTTCGTGGTCCCCTTGCCCGACCGGGTGGCTGACTTCTCCAGGTCGCCAAACGCCTTCTGCGCGTCCTTCGCGTTCCCGGTGATGAGGACTTCGAGCCGCTTGGTAGCCACGTCTCACCACCCTTCGGGGAGTCGGTCGATGAACAGTTCGCGCTCAGCAGGGGTGAGCAGGCCGACCTCCCAGGGCCGGATGTGGAACACGTGCGAGAGTCCGGGCAGCCGTTCGGAGAACGCTGCCCTCACGCTTCCGGGGAGTCGTCGACCTCGTTGGTGATGTCGTCCTGCGAGAAGTCGCTGTAGATCGCGCCGGGGCACCGCTCGTCGAACTCGTCCTGCACGGCCCGCCGGCTGACCGGCCGCCCGTCCGCACCGCGCTCCTCGGCGATGAGCCTGGAGATCCACCAGTAGTCGCAGATGGTCTGAGCGTCGAACGCTCCCCGCTGGAACAGCAGCTCATCGACTGCCATGCCGGTCACGTCGCGGACGAAGCTGCGGACGTAGGTCGGGATCCCGAACGGCCGGTACACGAACGACAGATCGGAGCCGTCGAGGGTGATGCGGAACGTCTGGCGTGCTCGCTCCTGCCGTTCCTTGGCCGCGTCGTATCCGCCCGCTTTGGGCTTGGGTGCCTTCGCCATGTGGTGGCTCTCCGGTTCAGTCGGGGAACGCGCGACGGGTGATGTCCTCGATCGCGGCGCCGTACTTGTCGATGATGTGCGGGGTCTCACGGACGATCGTGTCGACGATCGCCACCGGCCCCTGGCCCTGCGCCACATCCCAGGTGTTGCCGACCCACCGCACCTTCAGGTTCGGGGTACCGGAGCGGTTCCAGCCGGTGATGTTGTCGACCACGCCCCAGGTCGCAGCGTTGGCGCCCCAGTTCTTCTGGCCCTTGCCTGCCGAGGCGATGCCGAGGCGCGCCCCGGTAGCGGAGCCGTAGCCCTTGATCGACCGGGCGAAGTGCCGCTGCTGCCCACCGAGCGACGCCGCTGCCGCTTGCGCTTTCGGCTCGAGATCCCGGGCGAGGGTGCGATGCACCGACGACAGTTCTCGGGTCCAGCCCCTCGGCTCCTCGAGCTTGCGCAGCTCCCTGCGGAGCTCCGTGAGTCCGACGACTTGAACCGCCGGGGCGGCCACGGTCAGGCGGCGGAGGCGTCCGAGTTGACGACGGTAATCGTCAGCGCCGAAGCGTCCGTGGTGTTGCCGAACAGCCGGAACGGCGCATCGGTCATCACCCGCGACCGGGTGCCCATCGGGGTCAGGGATGCGTCGTAGCGGCCGTAGCCTTCGATCGTCACCGAGCCGCCGCCGTGCGGGTCGGTCGCGACGATCTCCAGATCGAACGGGCTGCCGGCGAAGTACCGGTCGACCTGCGCGTTGTTCAGGTAGGCGAGGTTGAGGGTGCCGCCGTAGGTGCGCTCCGTGTCACCGTCGGGGCGGATCTCCGAGGAGAACCTGGAGCCGCCGTTGTAGTCGCGGATCAGGGCGTTGTCCCCGGTGACCTCGAACCCCTTGATCGGCACCGCCACGGAGTCGATGGTGAGCGTGGCGTGGTGCATCTTGTAGTACGACAGGCCGGACGGGTAGGAGGCGGTGGCGAGCGCCTTGCCGATCACGACCGTCACACCGGTCGCGGTTGCCGTGGTGGCAGCCGACAGGGTGGCCGATGAGCCGTCCGAAGCGACCGCGGTGATCTGCGAGCCGGCAGCGATCCCGGCGCCCGACACGTCCTTGCCGATGTCGGCATCGGTGAAGTCGGCAGCGGCCGAGCCGAGGGTCGTGTTGGTGCTCGTGACACCGTCGGTGACCGAGCGGGAACCGACTTGCAGCCGCTGGGCGAGCCAGTCGAGACCGAGCGTCAGGAACGCCCCCTCCTCGCCACCGATCGCCCACGAGCCGACCTTGGCGCCCGACACGGTCTTGGGAACCACGGTGCCGTTCATGTTGACCCCAACCTGCAACGTGGCAGCGAGACTCATGAGCGAAGCCGGGGTGAAGACGTGCGTGTACGGATCGGACCCGGACGTGTTGACGGCGCCGAGCATGTGCTTGAACAGGGTCGTCGCCCCGATCACGGACAGCTCGAACGGGGTGGACCCGCCGACCTCGTTCAGTCCGCCGTTCGTGGCGCCCATCCGCTTCACGAGAGCGCCGGCCCGCAGGCCTTCGGACTCCATGATGGGGTCGGTGCGGTCGAGCGATTCGCCGTCGAGGATCGGCAGGAACAGGTCAGGGGTGACCGTGGTGCCGACAGTGGTTTCGGTCTTGAATCCGAACTGGGTCATCAGGACTCCTTGGGGTCAGCGTCGGGCGACGCGGGTTGGGGGTCGCCCTTGGGCGCTTCGGTGTTGGCCGACTTTTTGGCTGCTGCCTTGACGGGCGCTGCCTTCTTGTCCGGGGCGACGGTCCAGCCCTGCTCCGCGAGGGAGAAGGCGGTGCCGTCGTCGACTTCGGCGGACTTCCCGCGCTCGACGGTCGCCCCGTTGGGGAGGTCGACTGCGGCCTGCGGGTGGTCCTTGGGCATGGTGACCTTGGGCATGTCAGCCCTCCGTGTTCGTGGTCTGGGTCTCGATGGGGACAGTGATCTCGGCAAGCGCCAGCGGGACGCCCTTGTTCGACTCGCCTTCGCGGGTCTGGACCTGGATGCCCTGGCCGTCAGGGTTCGTGTCGGTGACCTTCTCGCCGTCGGTGCCGAACCCGAGCAGGTCGGCGCCGGCCAAGATCCCCACGACGAGATTCGCCAGCTCCTGACACCGCGCCTTCGCAGTCGCCATGTCCTCGCGTGCCGTGATCCGCACGACGAACGTGAGCTCCGCGTTGTCGCGCTGGATGCGTGGCGGTTCCATCCCGTAGGGGAAGGTGACGACCCCGGTGGTGGAGTCACCGAAGATCATCTCGCTGGTGGTGTACTTCTCGCCGGGGAACGTGGGCGACACATCGACGTCACCCGTGATCCCGTCGCCAGCGATGAGGCTGGCGAGGTGGGCGGACACTTCGTCGCGGATCATGCGATTCCGGGGATGACATAGCGGGGCAGGATGTTGACGAGGTCGTCGACCTCACGGAACCCGGTGAGCCGTGGCGGGTCCGCGTTGGGGTCGGGGGTGACGAACACGGTCGAGCCGCCGTCGAACCCTTGACGGGCCACATCGGGCGTGTTGGCTGCCCGTTCCATGGTGGCGATGCGCTCGATCCACTTGACGCACGCCTCGTAGGCGATCTCGCACAGGTCCGCGTCCGGCTGGACGTACGTGTAGGAGGCCACGACGGTCTGCCCCCGGCGGAACCCGCCCCGGTACTGCACCAGCCCGGAGGCGAGCGCCGGCTGGTTCTCGTCGAGCGTGACCGCCGTCCCATCCACCGTGACCGTGACATCGGAGACGTTCACGTTCGGGAGGATCAGCGTCGTCGAGTTCCCCGCCGAGACTGTGACCTCGGCTTCGCGTTCGACGTACGCGTCTCCGGTGTGCCGCTCGAGCTTGCGCTCCCAGATCGTGACCTGTCGGGCCACCCACGGATCGGGGAACTTGCCCGAGTCGAGGCGCGGCCCCCCGACGGAGATCCGGTCACGAACCTCCGTCGGGGTCAGGTACGGGTCGGTCACTGGGTCAGGCCTTCGCCTTCGGCGCAGCCTTCTTGGCCGGGACCTTCTTCGCGGCCTTCACCGGCTCGGGGGTGGGCTCGGCATCCGGGGTTGCCTCGCTCATCGGGGCGCCCTGGTGGGCGATCTGGGCGGCGACATCCCCGGAGACTTCGATCTCATCACCGGCCGCGATTGAGATGTAGATCTTGGCGAGGCCGTTGGAGTGGTTCCGCAGACGTGCACGGATGGGCTTCAGGGCCATGTCGGCTCCGTTCGGTCGACCAGCACGTAGGGGGATCCCTCGTCCTGGTGGTGGGGGAAGAACGGCCGCTGACCAGCGGCCTGGAAGAACTCGCCGGCTTCGTGCAGCTCGCACAGCAGCAGGCAGTCGAACACCCAGCGCAGCGGGGTCCGGCCGTCGAGCTCGAAGTCGGGGATCGTGAACTGGTGCTGCGTGGTCCGGTCCCGCCCGGGATGCTGCGAATCGGGAGTGGTGGCGTAGATGCACAGCATCGAGCCGAGCGGGCCGGCGATCTTGAACACCCAGCCGGGCTTGTACCGGAGTCCGGCGACAAGCCCGGCCAGGTCCATGGTCAGGGCGTGACGTTGTAGGCGATGGCCGTGTCTTCGTTCGTCGCGGCGCTCGCGAGGGACTGGAAGTCCTCCCGCATGAACGCCACGGCGACCCGCTGGTACGACTCGCGGTAGATCGAGTCATCGGTCTCGACGTCGAGGGCGGTGCGCTGCCCCAGGGCCCACTCGTTGCGGTTCACGCAGAGCATGTAGGTCTTGGTGGCGGTGATGCCGTCGTTGATGCCCGAGGCGTTCAGGTCCTCACGGACGTGCTCGGAAACGATGACCGGGACACCGAAGACGGAGCCGATCTGGCCGTTGAGGATGACCGCGTTCGGCCCCATCTTGTCCACCGTCAGCAGGTTGGTATCGGCCAGCAGCGAGTGCAGGTTCGACACGCCGATGATGAACGCGAGGTCGGCCGGGTTGGCGCCCCACTTGCCCATGGCCTTGCGGACGATGCCGAGGTTCAGGGCGGTGGCCGACGTCGCCGTGGCGACGGTCTGGGCGAGGGCCTTCTTGCGGAGGCCGTCCCATGCGGTGCGGACATCGGTGGCACCGTTGGCCTGGGTGTCGGTGTCCTGGTGGGTGCCGTCGGTGTCACCGTCGAGGATCGCCTTCTCTTCGCCATCGACGAACGCCTGGATGAGCTTGCGCTGCGTGTAGGGCAGCACGGCGAGGGCCGAGTCGGCGTCGAGCGAACGGGAGATCAGGGTGCGGGCACCGATGATCTCAGCGTCGAACGTGGCGGCACCGGTGCCGGGGGTGGAGGCGGTGACCTTCGACGCGGTGTCGCCGGTCGGCTCGGCCACCCGGTAGGCGGTGGCGTCGGCGCCTTCGACGGGCCACTTCCACGGGTTGGTGGGGAGGTTGATCCGCTGGAACAGCGGGGCCACCTTGCCGGAGGCACGGACACGCTCATGGAGCGATGCGCCGATGCCGGTGGGCACCCAGTCGGCGCCTTCGCCGGAGGTGTCGACGTCCATGGCGCGCAGGACGTGGCTCCACTCGTCCTTGAACGCTCGGTGCGAGCGGGCCACCTGGAAGCCCTTGCCGGACGTGTCGGCGTCGCGGTCGATGAGCATCCCGAAGAGGGCCATGTTGGCGACCGTCTCTTGGAAGCCGCGGATCGCGTCGCGCTGGCCGGGCTGGTACTCGGACAGGCGGGGGGCGAGGACGCCCGGCTCGTCGCTGGTCGAGCGGACGATGACCCGCTCCACGGGGTTGTGGGCGGTGCCGTTGGAAGCCCGGACGGTCTCGTTCGTGGCCCACAGGGCCTCGTCGAGCGAACGGGTGGCGGTCACGCCGGGGGTCGAGGTGTTGACCGAGACGGTGCTGTAGCGGGACCGGCGAGCCTCAGCGGACTCGAAGCGGTCGTTGTCGGCACGCTCGAGCTCAGCGGTGACCAGTGCGCCGTCGATCTCGTCGACGCGGGCGACGGCGGCATCGTGGCGGCTGCGCTCGTCGTCTTCGAGGACGGAGCGGGAAGCCTCCTTCGCGGTGTTCAGGATGTCGTCGATCTCGGTGAGGAGCGCAGCGCGCTCGTCACGGAGTTCAGTGATGGTGGGGGTAGGCATGGGTGTGTTCCTCCTAGGAACGACGGCGCCGCTGGGCGGCTTCCGCTTCGAGTAGTTGGATGGACGAAGCCGGGTCGACGGGCGCCACTTCGGCGGGGTCTTCCTGGGGGTCCGGCACGGCAGGGGCCTCGTCACCGGGCGCCGGTTCGGCGGGGGTGTCGAGGGGCTTTCCGAGGGTGAGGGCAGCCGCGAGTTCGGCCTTCTCCTCTTCGCTCAAGTCTCTGAGCGCCGAAAGGCGGTCTTCGAGGAGAGCAGATCGAATGGCGACCAGATCGGCGCCAGAGTTCACAGCGAACGGGGCGGGGCCGTACTCGACCAGGCCGAGCTCGAGCCGTTCGATCACCGGGCGGCCGTTGGAGCCGGGACGGGCGGGGGCAGACCGGATGATCGGACCCCGGAACGACTGTGCAGTGATCGCGCCCTCGCGCCACATCTCCAGCACGGCGTCACCGAGCGGGGTCTTGAGGTATCGCGACCGAGTCAGCAGGCCTTTGCTCTCGGCCTTGACGTCGACAGGGACAGCGACCGGCATGGAGAACTCGGCGGCCGGCGTACCGGAGATCGTGCGCCCGTGGTTGTAGAGGACCTGCAAGCCGCCGATGCCGCGTCCAAGGACCCGGTTGAACACGGACCGGTTCAGGACCTCGTCGTAGTGGCCTTCGAAGTCGACGACCTCGTACGGGTCGTTGAACGTGGCGGCGTAGGCGACGACGGTGCGACCGTCGCCACCGCGCTCGATCTCGTAGTCGAGGAGCGGAACCGACCGGACCAGCTCTGGACGTTGCTTCATGCTGGCGCTCCCTGTGGGGTCGGATCCGGTGCGATCTCGCCGGAAACCGGGTCGATCACTGCCGTGTTCAACGGCCGCTGGTAGTAGTTGAG